TGACACGATAAAATGCTGTTTGTAGTTGAGCGTTAGCAATTGACCCATACTTCACTTTAATAAAATCAGATAGGACGCTTTCCGTCTTTGGCCATTCGTGATAAGGATCAATGATACCATTACTCAAATAAACAAGCCAATCTAATGATGAATCTTCGTAGTAATTTTCTGCAATTTGATCAGCTCGTTCACCCTCTGTTATAGTGTATGGATAAAATACAGCAAGATTTTTTGCAACGCTTTCTTCAAAGCGTACTTTTGCTATGATATTTGTTACAGCTGTGTTGCTGTATATCAATGAGGGGAAATAGTTGAAAAACATTGACATATTGTTACTGACCTAATGCTTGACCTTGATTGTTTGTTGAGCCAGCGATTGCTTCTTCCGCTGTTAAAGTGCTTCCTTGTGAGACATATCTTTCGTTTTTGTCTCCCATATCTCTTCTTGTGAATGGAGACATCTCTTTGAAAGTCATCTGCAATTCAACAACTACTGGGTCTCCTGTTTTGAAAAATGCTGGTCCATCAGGAGCGTAGTTTACTGACATAGAAGTCATTACACATTTCTTTATTTTAAAAGGAACTTCCTTGTTTGGACCAAAACTAATATCACACGTATCAGGAAACGTGAAAAGCATATCTGAGCCTTTTGTCATTCCTGGCAGCATTCTTGTTTTTAGTTGTTTTATAATATTTTTCAGCTGCGTAAGCTCCTTACTACTTTGTGGAGCAAACTTATAACTAAATGTGTGTTCGCGTAGATTCATGTTCCTAAAAAGAACAGCTAGGTGTGGATTTGGCACGACACCTGTTGCAAGACTAGCAACTTGCGATGCTGTTTCACCAGCTGATCCAAGTGCTTTTTTTAACAATCCCGTCGTGCCTGCATATACTGTAGCAGCTGCTGTACCTCCAAGAGTCTTTTCTGTATTTGAGCCTTGAGTTGTAGGAGCATCTTGTAAGTCACGTGCCATTTTAATTACGCTTTCTGCAGCTGAACCAATAATTGGACCTAATGCTGGTGTATCATAATCAACGTTGAAATTCTCATTCAAATTTGCTGGCATTGGTAAAACAATCGTAACACTTGTTTTTTCTCTAGGAGCCTCGTTAGCTACAATTCTTTCATACTCATTAAATACAAACATTGCATAATACTTTGCTACTGCAGGATAGAATAATGCACCAGCTGGAAGGTTTGGTTTTGAAGCTTCTGGTGATGTTTCAAATGAAGCTTTTGCAGCTCTTCCAGGAAAATCTTTCTTTTCAAAAAAACTTTTTGGACTAAACGAAGCACCCGAGAACAATCCTTGCACTGTTGAAGACACCTTATTAACACCGCTGTTAATTAAAGCTTTTGTGTCTTCTACAAGCATCTTTGCACGAACATCATGACGTTGACTATACTGCAGATCGATATCTGGCATATAAATATTTCCTATGAGTTACTCACGTTTTAAAGGCCTCTTCAAACCAACAAATCCTACCAAGTACAAAGGGGATCCATCAAATATAGTTTACCGTAGCCGTTGGGAATTAAAGTTTATGACCTATTTAGATTCACATAAGGACGTTCTAGATTGGTCTAGTGAGGAGTTCTCTATTCCTTATCGATCGCCAATAGATAATAGAGTTCATAGATACTTCCCCGACTTTCGAGTGAAAAAAAGGAATCCACAAGGAATAGAAGAGATAGTTGTGGTGGAAATTAAGCCTTTCAAAGAAACAAAACCACCACCCGTGCAAACTAAGAAAACAAAGCAGTATTTAAAAGAAGTGTACACATGGGGTATAAACGAAGCAAAATGGAAGGCTGCACAATCATATTGTGCAGACCGTAAGTGGAAGTTTATAATAATGACAGAACACGATTTAGGAATCAAATTTTAATGGCAACGGAACTGTTTACTGAAATTTTACGTAACGCGCCAGATATGTCGCAAAAATCTGTCGCAGCAAACCTGTGGCTAAGAGAGCAGGCTCAAGGTATACGTACTGTATCTAATCCTAAAACACTGGTAACTGCACAGAGCGATAGGCTCGTTACAGCTATTACCGTTGGCCGTATGTACTTGTTTATGTACGATCCAAAAATGAAACAAGAGTTACCCTATTACGATCGCTTTCCTTTAATATTTCCTTTCAGAAGAGTACAAGGTGGGTTTTACGGAATCAATATGCACTACCTACCACATATTCTCCGTGCTAGATTAATGGATAACCTATATTCGCTTGCAAACAACAAAGCAAACGATGATACGACAAAATTACGTCTGTCCTATCAACTACTAAATGCATCTGCCAAGTATCGCTTTTTTCAACCATGTGTGAAACACTATCTAAATAGCCATGTCAAATCTCGCTTCTTGTGGATCCCCTCACAGCAATGGGAGACAGCTCTTTTCTTGCCATTAGAGAGATTTGTGGGAGCAACAAAACAACAAGTGTGGCGTGACAGTCGCAGAATGGTACGATAAATGAGTGCGCTTAATACAGCAATAAATGTTCTTGGAACAGCAGCAACGCTAAAATCACTTTTTGGCGGAACTTCCACAAGCAGTGGAAAGATGAATAACTTCATCTCTGAAATTAGACAAAACTCGGTTGCAAGAACAAACCTTTTTGAAGTAATGCTTTCCATTCCCACTGTAATGGGAAGTAGTTCGGCCACGACTCAAAAATTATCTCTCTATGCTGAGGGAGCACAATTACCGGGATTGAATATACAAACAGACAACATTAAAAGATACGGTGTTGGCCCAATGGAGAGTGTTCCTTATTCGATCCAAAACAATGACATTACCGTAAATTTTATTGGTGATGGTAAGGGTGAAATATACAAATATTTCTATAACTGGATGCACAGCATTGTCAAAGGTGATTCTTTTATTACGAGCGGTGGATCATCTGCCTCTGGTTTAGCGCCATACGAGGTTGAGTTTAAAGAAGACTACCGCTGTACGCTAACAATACTAACGTTCAATGAGCAAGGGCAAAATGTCCTTGAATATGAGTTGTATGATGCGTTTCCCAAGAATCTACCTGACATCACACTCAATTGGTCCGATAACTCAACAATGATGCAATTTGGTGTGACGTTTGGTTATATGCAAGCCAAACTAAAGAACGCAAACAACCCTCTTCAAGTCACACAAAATGGTATTGGAGAGCTGTCAATGCTACAAAAAGCAATCAAAATTGGTACAGCTGTTCAAGCAATTTCTTCACTCAAGCGTCCACGCAACATTCAAGACATACTTGCATCTTCTACGACTGTGAAAAACGTGACAAGATCATTCTTTTAATTATTAGGAGTTCATTATGGGCCTTCCGGTCATATCGCATCCAACATTTTCTTTAAATCTTCCTTCGACACAGCAAAAGATTACGTTTCGTCCGTTCCTTGTCAAGGAAGAGAAAATTCTTTTAATTGCTCAGTCAAGTGAGGATCAAGTTGATATTATAAGGGCTGTCAAACAAGTCGTATCAAACTGCATTACAGACTCTTCTATAAGCGTTGAAGATTTTACAACGTTTGACCTTGAGTACTTCTTCATCAAGTTGCGCGCAAAGTCTGTACAAAATATCATCAACCTTTCTTACCGCGACAATGAAGACAACAAAGTATATGAAGTTGCTGTTAACTTAGATGAAGTTGAGGTCAAGCAAGAAAAGGTAGTTAATAACAAGATAGAAACAACACCAACATCTGGTCTTTTTCTACGCTACCCTAGAGTAAGTATCATGAATGCTGCTGAAATGATAGATGATGCTGTCGAATTCAACTTCTTTATAATGCAAGCATGCATAGAAAAGATTTACAGCGACGGTCAGGAGTACAATCCTGATAATTTTTCTAAGGAAGAGGTGCGTGAATACATCGACTCTCTTGATGTTACAACATATCAAAAGATTCAAGAATTCATTGAAGCAATGCCTCGCCTCGAGCATACGATATCATACACCAACTCTAACGGTAAGAAAGTTGATATAGTTTTAAAGACGCTAACTGATTTTTTTACGTTGGGCTGAGCCACAATAGCATAGCTAACTACTACCAAGTTTTGTTTAGCATGGTTCAGCATCATAAATATTCGTTATCTGAGCTTGAAAATCTTTATCCATACGAACGTGATCTTTATGTTGATATGCTCAAAGATTATCTAAAAGAAGAACAACAAAGAATAGCGCAGAAGCAATAATGGCAAGTTTAATATCTGACGTTGGTAAGCAAGCAAAACGAAACATCGTTAGATCGGTGCTCGGCTCTAGTGCCATTGGTCGAGCACTTTCTAAGACAGTACTTAAAAAAAATAGAGACGATGAGTCAGCTGTCGAAGAGGCCCTGCATGAACAAACGCAGGTGCAAGAAGAGAACAGTGCAACCGTAGTTCGTATTGAATCTGTTGTATTAAATATTGCTGATAACATTTATAACATTGCTGCTGTTTGGTCCGATCACGTTGTTTCAATGAAGGAAGCGAATCGTCTGCAGCAGGAAAGAATATCAAAAGAGCAAGCGCTAAAAGAAGAGAATGAAAACGAAGCAGCAAAATTGCTTGCTCCTTTGCCAAGCGGTACAACTCCAACAGAAACATCAGGTAAAAAGGGATTGTTATCTGAGTTAATGGGTTCTGTTGGTGGAACAAAAAATATGCTCCGCGGACTAATGAAAAAATTTGCTGTACTTGCTGCCGGTGTTGTTGCAACAGGTGGATTGGTGGCTGGTACCGCGGCAATGGCTAATGAAAACCAGCCTAGTGAACAAACCCAGGAAGAGCAAGTTGCTGATAAAAGCAACCAAGATGTCGTGTACGATGAGATGGGTAACCCTGTTAGTAACTCATCAACTCCTCAACCACTACCTGTTACCGCGCAACCTCCATTGCCCTCACCAACGCCTGTACCGCCTACTGCAGCAACTGCTACAACAAGGAATACTTCCGCTAGTATCCCTCCTACACCTGTTTCATCGCCTCTAGTGACTAGCACTCAAAGCACAACAACGCAGACAGGTCAGCAGTTTATTGTAAAAACACCTAATGGACCGTTGACGTTCCAAAACGAAGAACAATATAAGAAGTGGAACAATGATCCTAGCAAATTTGCAATATCAATCACTCCTGAATCTGGCGGCACACGAAGTGTTGTCGTTCCTCTTACACAACAAATATCTCCACAGATTATAAACAATCTCCAAGGTGGGGGTAACGCTCCGGCTGATGTTAAAAATATCTTCAGTCAAATCCAAACAAATCCTGTTACACCTCCACCTAGTGGCGTATCAAGTGGGTCAACATCTAATGGTTCAAGCGACTCTCCACCACCTCCATCCTTGATGTCTATCCCACCTTCAATAGGAGCCGAACTTGGAAGAGCAAGTACAGCGCTGGATGCAGCCTTCTCACAAATGAAGGAATCTTCCAATCAAATTATCCAAACGAGTACGAACTCTCAGTCTCCAGATAGCATGGCATCGCCAACACCAATACCTTCGCCTATTGCAAATAGAGGAACATTGGATGTTGGAACAACGTTCACAACATACTACTGATTATGGCATCATTCCTCAACGATTTTAGCACCGAAGCTAGAAAAAATTTGCGAGAAGGGTTTGAGCAGAACACAGGAGTACTAGGACAGGCGCTTCGTGAAAGACGCATGCGTGAAGAACGTAAGAAACGTATTGAAAAAGAGGTTGCAAGTATAAACGATAATGTAAGCAAGTTGCGACTTACGTCAAATTCACTCCTCAACATAGAAAGATCCTTCCTCCAAATTTCGCGAAATGTTCAGCTGATTGCTAAGGCAATGGATGCTACTGTTGTGTTGCAAAAAGAAAGCGATAAACTTGCTAAGCAACTAGCAAGTATTGGTCAAACAAAACAACAAACAGCAAAACCTGAACCTAAACAGCAAGCCGTTATTGGAAAAATAGCCGATCAGAAAGAAGAACAATCACTGCTAGGTAAAATTGGTGATCTCGTTGATACTTTTGAGAGAAAACGTGGCACTCGCCGTCCACCTCAAAAACGTACACCACGTGGTCGTAAAAATCGATTCAAACGTCAGTTAAAAGTTAACTTAGGTAGAGCTGCACAAATAATAGGACGAGTGGGTACGGCTGCTGCAAGATTTTCTCCCGTTGCTAGTGCAGCAGCTTATGCATACGGTACATACGAAGCATCTAAGTTTTTGGAAAAGACAAACTACGGTGAGTCAATGTCACTGGGATCAGGTCAAGCGGCTGAACTTGCTTTTCGTAAAAAAAATACATCATACGGAATAAAATTAACAAAAGATGAAGCACGCGCAATTCTTGAACAACCTGACTCTGATGCAAAACGAAGAGATATAGAAGCATTTGGTGGATTAGAAAGAATACAAGCAGCTGCTGATATTCAACCAAAGCCAGAAACAAAACCAACATTCCCTGTATCAAGTGCCGGCGCCGGTAGAGGTGTTGTTAACCCAGCTCTTGTAAAGCCTCGTGAAGAGCAAGTACAACCAACAACGGTTTGGGTCGATAGCGAAGGACGTCCCATCACAACAGGGACAGGAGAGACTATTCAAGCTGCGCCAGCAGCACAGCCTGTTAAACCTATCCCACCCCCACCTCCACCAGCGCCAGAAGCTAAACCTCAAGTTGCAGCAACACCAACAACGACGAAAGCTCAGGGTAACGGTAAATTTAGTAATCCAAAAGATTTCGTCAATGCATTGTTACCCTATGCTGAAAAAGTAGCTAACATGATAGGTGGTAAAGTCCCTCCTTTAGCTATTTTAGGACAGTGGGCTGGAGAGTCGGGTAGTGGATCAGCACTTCCGGCTGATTATAACTATGCTGGTATAAAGGCAGGGACACAATTTACAAAAGGTGATTTTGTCCTTACCGAAGAACGTTACACAGATAAACAGTTAGAAAGAGCAAAAGCATCCGGTGAAGAGCTGGCATCCGTTCTGGGACCAAACGATACAATACAAAAGAAGGGTCGTGCTGTTACTGTAGATCAGTGGTATGGCAAAGGAGCTTGGCAAGCAGCAAAGGATGAGGGTAAGAATTGGGTTCAAGTAAAAAGCTATTTTGCAAAGTTTAAAAATTTTGATGATTTTGCTAACAACTTTGCTAAATTCCTCATGTCACCTCGTTACGCCAAAGCACGTGAACAAACAACACCAGCGGGGTTTGGTTTTGAAGTTGCTAAAGCTGGATATGCAACAGCATCGGCAGAAAAATATAGTACAAAAATTGCAAACTTTGCTAGTAGCCAAGGTAGTGATCTTGGTCAGATGAGTACAAACGTTGCTGCTGCAAAAAGAGATACATCCGCAGCACCTAGTGTAACTGTGATTGCTGTTACAAACCAACAGACAATAAAAAAGCCGGCTGGTATGCCGGCTCGCAATGAATATCCTACACTAGTAGCTTCTTAAGACTGAGCTAGTTTCTGAAACATTGCTAGATCATCATCCTCTTGATCGTCCCATGGCACTTCAGCCTTTGGAGCAGCCTTAGGAGCAGCCGCACGTGCAGGAGGAGCATCCTCTTGTTCCCACATTTGCTGACGAGCTTGAGGTTGTGCAGCAGGTGCACCTTCAAGTACCAGAACTTTTTTCAGACGACTATAGACTTCATCGTACGTTTTGAAGTTTTTACGATCGAGGAATGCAGTAAGCGAGTACTCACGCTTCCAGATTGCTTCCATCTGATCATCATCTTCAAGCAAAGCACTAGGTGTCTCAAATTCAGACTTATCATAGTTTGAGTATCCATCGACTTTACGAATCTTCAATTTAAAGTTAGCGCCAGTCCACAAGTCAAATGGGTTGAGAGGCTTCTCATCTTCGAATTCAGGATTCATTGCTGCATTCAGTTTGTCGAAGATTTTCTTGCCATACTTAAACAGCATTACTTTACCTTCATTTTCTGGATGAGCAGGATCCTTAACAACATAGATGTTGCTAATAAAAGACAGTTTACGCTTTTGAGTGCGTACTACATCTTGATTTTCCTTTGTACCCGTGTTCCACAAAGCACTGTTATGCTCGCAGACAGGGCACTTCTCACCAACAGACGTCAAACATCCATCAATCAGCCAACCACCAGGACCTTTGAACGCATGATCAAACAAACGAGCAAAAGGAACATCCTCACCACCAGGAGCTGGCAAAAAGCGAATAACAGCATAGCCATTACCTGCTTTGTCCACTTCTGGACGCCACATGCGATCGTCGTCTTGAGGTTTGTTTGAGGGGGCTGCCAGTTTGGTTAGCTCGTCATTGAGCTTGGCAATAGATGAAGAACCGCTGTTCTTTTTAAGAGATGCAAAATCTACCATATGTATTTCCTTGTATAAATTGTATTAAATGTATAAATCGTATCCACAGTATCATAACAATACTAGTATTTATCTTACCTTTTCAAGTCGAACTTGTCAACAACAATATTTTTTAATTTATCTCTATCGTACTCCAAGAACGGATGATACTTCTTGCATTTCAATCTAACTTCAGGCCAAATTGTCTGCTCGCTGATCTCTCTGTTCCACATAGAAGTAAACCTCATAATATCATTAAGGATGATAAATGTCTCAATGTGAATTTCTTTACGCAATAGCAGATGTAGTGCATGAGGATGTTGACCATTCTCAACAACAAAACTGCTAACCAAGTCTTCATTGAACTTTTCCAAGTCACTCATGAAGACATATGTGAGCGACTCCTTCACCTTTAGCCACTCACGGTACAGTTGATCTGATTCCTCGTTACGAACAAGGTCACCAACCCACTGATCTTTTTTACCATAGACGAACAAAGCAACAAGAAAGTTAGTTAAGTCTTTATGCTTTGACAGTTTATGAAAAAAATATTTGTCTTTTCTGACATCAAATTTATCTCGCTTTGCATTTACAGCACCGTTGTATTTAAAATAGTCATACGTCTTTGTAGTAAAGTGACTCTTTAACGCAACGTATTGCTTGTAAGCTTCAAATGCGTCCATTCCGAAAAAATAAGCCATGTTGTCGTATAAAAAATTGTTTCATTGTTGATGCATGTCGAATAGCTTTTGTCATTTCAAGCTCAAATATGAAACCAGCCTCTGACATCTTCTGAACCCAGTACTCCGATGGCTTTTCATTGACATGATGATGACCACCTTGACCTGGAAACGCATGAGTCATCATTACAAAACGACACTGCTGAAATACTTTGATAAAATTATCCATGTATTGCTCTTCAATGTGCTCTACAAACTCAACACACCAGCATAGATCGTATTGGCGCTTTAAGTCAACATGCCCTGTTGTAAAATCATGTATGTGTACGGGGACATTACGAGCAATAGTGAAGTCGCCATCAATACCAGCAGCTTTCATTCCTTTGCTTAGAGCATATTCGACCATCCCACCCGGCCCACAACCAACATCAACCATCGACGTTGATCCCGTTGCGCCAATGATAAAATTAAAAGCGCCCTCGTCAATATGCGTCTCACCTTCAGAGCCACCAAGATGAGGAGGTAGTGGTGTATCGGATATCATATTCATAATGGCAACTTTGTCGTTTTAGGAAAATAATTAAGAGCCTCAGCTTCGTCTTGGATACGAGCTTTCATCTTTGCACTTGTTTTAATTAGGCTACCAGCTGATTCAATCTCCATACCAGTTTGCTCACAGTATAGTATAACAGCCTCCATAAAATCTATTCTTTTCTCAAAAGCTAACTGCTCTATCTCTCGCTGAAAGTCTTTTAAGTTTTTAACTGGACTGAATTCCATTTGTGCTTTCTTGATATCTGGTAAAGTTTGGTATAGCACCTTGCTCATAGGGTGCATAGAAGACTCGCTGCCGAGTGTTTCTGTATAAAACATCATATTCCAATTCTTGAAACTCAAGAAGCGATTGCAAGTCACTTTTTGGTAAATCTTTATAAACATGGACACGGTGGGTGTTTTGATTAAACAAACCTAATGTCCGCTTCTCATCACTATTATAAGCGACAGCCATTCCCTTCACTGTACCCTTTAGATACTGTTTCAAAAAAGGAGCAATTACTGCACCAGCAATCGGTTCTATTTTTTTGGAATGCTTTATATATCGCGTACCTATAGCCCATTCATTATACAATGAAAGACCGAAAGAAGCAACAACCTCCCCGTCTCTTTCAAAAATAAAGAAGCCAAGATTGAATCTCTGACCTTCAATCAATCGTTTCAACACATTAGGCGTGTAGTTTTGTTTTAACCGAGCGCCCTGATACATACTCCAAAGCTGCTCAATACGTTTATTGTTTACTTCATTGAAATCTGTAATGATGGTGATAGTATATACATCACCCAAAGCGTCAAACGAGACGATTTTATTTTTTAAAGTATCGCTGGTCATAATATTGATCTAGATTTTCAGGTAGTAAATTTGGATTGCGATATATTACTACAGAGCCAAGGTTATTGTAAGAGTCATTACCTGTCCATGGTGCACCTACTGCTACTGTATACTTCTCACCAGAAGTGAAATTGTACATACCATGCGGCCAGCTCCCATCCATAATGAACGGATCTTCCGTGTCAAACAATTTTACATTACCATATCTCGTTACAAAGTAAAGACTATCTGTCCTACCCTGTAATACGACACGAAATTTATCTTGCTGACTACCAAAAGCTTTTGGTGAACAGTCAATGTGCTCGTGATTACGTTGGTTAGATTGAGTTTTCAAAACACTTATTCGAGTTTTCATCCCCATCCATGGAAAGATGTACTCCTCAAACCATTGCTTAAGTGTTTCAGAAGCATAAGGGGTCCACATATACTCTTCTTTAGTACGAAAATTGGAAGCACCCTCCTCACCAATCTTGCCACCCATAGTCATAAGAGGCATCATGTTTGTGTGACGGTACTCATCATAAAACCAATATTTCGAATCAACAGCTTTAATTTCCGCAACCGACTTTTGTTTGTCGAGTTGCGGAAATATCAATGAAGCGGCTAATATTTTCATGCAGCTAGTACGTACTTTAGTCTGTCTGCGGCATATGAAGCAGCAAATGCTTTTGGTTTAACCATAGGAACAACATTGCATGTTCCTTTGATGTAACCAATTGCCTGCTGTACAACACAACTAGAACCGTATAACTCATTTGGATTGATATCTAAATGAACCTCGACGTATCTATCTTCCAATACATCCGCAAGGTCTTGAAACAGTTGTGAAACTTTATAAACTTCATTCATCAAACGCATAGCTGGTTTGCTTTTCTTTTGATCGTAGTCAAATTCTCTTTGGATTTCTCCAAAAATTTTACATCCATGACATCCATCAATATGAACAACAACAGCTAAAGTATAATCAGCATACCACTTTCCGTCCATTCTAAAACGTTCGGAATCAGCGCCGATGTAAATCTTTGTAGATGGTGATTGAGCTTCAATGAATTGCTTCACTTCAACTAGATCTAATTTTTTCATAACATGCCTTAGGATATGGTGCGGGTGGAGAGAATCGAACTCTCAACTAAACGTTGGCAACGTTTGATTTTACCATTAAACTACACACGCGTTTTGGTGGTTGTGGTTGGTATCGATCCAACCTCCTCGGCTTATGAAGCCGGTACGCATCCATCTACGTCACACAACCGTGGATGCAGGACGTGGAATCGAACCACGCTCGGTACAGCTTATGAGACTGTCCGGGTCACCTGACCTTCCTGCGCAAACATTATACATCATTCCTTAGCCGTTCATCAAATATAATTATGACACGGTCATTGTCACCAACGTTATGTGACCAATGCATGACATGATTATTAAATGTAAACAACATTCCAGGTACACCTCTTACCGTTTCATCCCCAACAAAATAATCATACTCTCCTTGAATAACAAGGTGATAACGTTTGTGTTTATTGAAGTACTCACCACGATCAACATGAGGTGTCACTTTATTACCAGGACCGAGCTTGACCAAACCAACTCTTCCAAGGTTATTGAACTGATCTGTTAAAATTTTAACGGTCGCTGGAAAGAGGGAATAGTATTTGGTTGGACGATATTCATTTGACAAAAAGAAATCATCATGCGTATCTTTTTTATTGTCAACGTTACCAGGGCCAATGATAGCAATACTTTGAGTTTGCATGAACGGTATGGGAAGAGCTGGAGTGTAGTCTTGCCAACACTGTTTATTCAACTCAACCTCACGCTGAATTTCAGAAACATCAATCGAAGTAGTAATTACTTCAATGTTTTTCATCACACGGGTATCCAATGGTTCAAAAATTCTTCCGGGTCAACATACTTTTTTGGTATGATGACAAAAGGAATTGTTATTCGTGGTTCTCCATCGTGAGGCCATGGCCAGGTCTTATGAACATCGCCAACATCTTTGTGCATCATCAAAACATTATTACCACGACCAACCTCAACTGTCTCACTTGATCCGTCACTATTTTTACAAATGTATGTCGTCTTGCTGTTCTCACAGTTTATACCGTAGTATCCAAGGTAGCCCATGTTGAGTGAGGATTTATGCATGTGCCAATCAATGAATTCACCTTTGCGAAAAATGTTTACCCATGCTTGCATGTAAAAAGGTCCTTCAACATTGAAGGTTTCTCTAAACATCGTTCGTACTTCATTGAACAGTTCGTGAAACCCATCATAGGGATACAAGAATATGTTGTACGATGAATAATAGATTGTTGTTGGATTAATCGCATACGTCGATGCTCCCTCATCAATTTGAGAAGGATTCATTTTTCTTCCAACTAAGTCCTCCATTTGATAACAACTTTTTTTAATCTGTTCCAAATCGAGGGAGAGGGGTTTGTAATAAAATGTAGCCACGTTAACAATCTTTCTTTGCTTGCAACAATTTGTTTTGTATTTGATAGAAGGTTGGATTTCCTTGAAATCTCAATGATGTAATAATACGGGTATCGGTAGGATTACATATTACTTGATGAGGTGTAGATGTATCTATAAAATGTGAATCGAGTAATTCTAAACGAGCTTTTATGTAAGGCTCATTTTCCCATTCTATTTTAAAATATGTAGCTGTTGTGTTTGTAGGAGTGATGATTGTCGTTGGAACAGCTTGATGCTGTCCACCGTACCATAACATATCGCTGTTTACCGTTCCAACGATAGGAATATTGAATGCACAATGATTTGCAGTAAAGGTTTTTGTCTTTTTTCTAAGGACATCCCACGCATAAAGATCAGTGTGCAACACTTGTTCATATCCAGGTGGTTTTTTCCACACATTTATGTTTGCTAACGGCGGTATACCATGATCTTGCAACTCCTCATCAACTACTTTTCGTAGGTTAAAAGGAATATTGTCATGGAATACAATTGTTGCTGATGCGCTTGTAATACTACGCATATGTTCAATTGTAAAATCTTTTACATATGATTCAAATTCAAACGTGAAAGGAAAATAACAATCTTGCATATAAATGAGATTATTTATTGGTGCCTTGAGAGAGAATTGAACTCCCACTCAATCGATTATGAGTCGACTGCTTTACCATTAAGCTATCAAGGCATTGGTACGGATGGAGGGACTCGAACCCTCAAAACTCAGATTTTAAGTCTGATACGTATACCTATTCCGTCACATCCGCAGAGAGAACCAAACCGTACCTGGGCAGAGGGTTTGGCCGTGTTACATCGTTGGTCCGTTTCCGTTTTTGAAGCCAATTACACCACCCTCTTCCTTGATTCGTTTCATAACATCTTCGAAGAGAATCGGTCTAAAATCTGTTTGTTCAACACAAACACAATGATACCTGGGGTCCACGACAGGAACTTCGTATCTACCAACAGGCTGCATCTTAACACGATTGGCATGGAGATGACCATGAATGTTTACACCAAAACGACCAAGACTTTCTGTATGAATAGGAATATGTGACAGAATCATTCCGTTCAGTACATGATAAGCACGCAATTCACGAAAGTGTCGCCTGTATTCTTCATCACGGAAGATGTCATGATTACCACGAATCAGGACTTTGTCACCGTTAAGTCTATACAGAATGCTTAATGCTTTACGGTTAATTACAACATCACCAAGATGATAAACTTTATCTGTTGGTCTGACAGTTTCGTTCCATCGCTTTACCATTTCTTCATCCATCTCTTCTGGATTGTCCCATGGCCTGAGCTTTGTCACACCGTCCTCACGGAGAAATCTACACACACCAGCGTGACCAAAGTGTGTGTCACTGACTAAAAATACTGCTGGCATTATAAACTCCTTGTTGAGTGGTCCGGCGTAGAGGAATCGAACCCCTATTCGCACTTTAGAAGAATGCTGTCCTATCCATTGAACGAACGCCAGAAATAAATACTTTCATGGAAAAAAATTACGTCAAAGAACTTTATAGAGTATTTAATGACTTGCCTCCGTACAAAATTACGAAGAGTTATGTAACTACAAATAATTTTACTCTTTCTCCATTGGAAAGACAAGCTCTACCCTTTGTTGAAACACCTATTATGGTGGAAGACGTGGGAGTCGAACCCACTGACCCAATTCCTTGAATCTACAGTTTAGCAAACTGCTGCATTACCGTCCTGCCCGTCTTCCTATTATTGTTTTGTAAAAGGGGCTTGCTGTTGGAATCGAACCAAACTGTTTAACTCCATATCTTCCTGGTGGCATTCACCTTTAGTCGACTTCGGGCTACCTGACATGATCCAGTGTAGTTAAACTTCAGCAAGCATAATTGGTGGAAGCGGTGAGATTCGAACTCACGGGCCCTTTCGGACCGTCTGTTTTCAAGACAGGTGCAATAAACCGGACTCTGCCACACTTCCATTTTTTTTGGCATCCCGCCAGGGACTCGAACCCCGACCAACAGTTTTGGAGACTGGTATGCTGCCATTACACCAGCGAGACACATTTTGGTGCTGCCTAGAGGAATCGAACCTCTTTCACTGGTTCTTCAGACCAGCGCTATGACCACATCAGCTAAAGCAGCATTATAATTCATATTGAAACACACTCTCGTCGGAATAGGGACTTTTCATCGCGCTAGTGAAGCTACTTCGTTGTGTGGCCAAGATCACAATCCTCTTAACTGCCAACAACCAATGATGAATGTGTTTCAATATGAATTTGAGAGTAGTTGCCCCATCGTTATAGCAACCATTCACCCGTGTAATTAAGCCGGCCGGGACTCGGTACGTCACTTGGGATACTTAACACACAGATTGATTACTTAGTTTTGCACGGAATCACGCCGCCTGTGCTTTACACTAGGTTGACCTTCGAAGAATCTTCCTAGCGTGTCTTTCTCTTGCTGACACTCTCAAAACTTGGTACCTTGTGACAGGATCGAACTGCCGACCTTCTCCTTGTAAGGGAGACACTCTACCGCTGAGTTAACAAGGCAAAATTATTTTGGTTCCTGTTTTGAACCAGATTCAATGAATCTATATTCAGGAAACGACCATTGTACTGGCTTCCAGTACTTAGAGAAAAGATTATTGATTATAATAATCACTGTACATATAACAATGAAACCAATACCTATTAAAACAGAACCGGCTAAAAAATTAGCTGCTTGATCAATATCCACGGTCTTCCTTTCAAAAAACTTGGAGCAGGTAGGGAGAGTCGAACTCCACTCAGCGCAGCTTGGAAGGCTGGCGTCCCACCTCGGGCTTACCTGCATGTTTGGACCGCTCTGAGGAATTCGAATCCCCAACCGTTTCGTTCGTAGCGAAGTGCTCTGATCCATTGAGCTAAGAGCGGAAAATTCTGGTGGACCGATGGGGAATCGAACCCCAACTAAAGGCTTGCAAAGCCCCTGTGCTCCCGTTATCACTATCAGCCCAGACAACTAGTATTTTATCCTATTATACGCGACTAGTCAACGCGAGTGTTGGTGCCCTAGGAGAGACTCGAACTCTCAGAACCTGGTTTCTA